AGTGCTGCGTCAGCAGCCGCGCTTGTAGCACTTTAGACAGGCTCACCATCGCTGTGTCGTACTGCAACAGGCGCACATTGCGATGCTTCACCTCAATAAATGCCTTTGCCTTGCTGTCCTTAAACACCACAAAGTCGAGGCGATACTGCATTGGCAGCTTGTAGAAATCATAGCCGTGCGCAGCAAAGGCATCAGCTAGTGCCTGCTCTTTTGCTCTGTCGGCTGCGGTTTCGTACTGTTTACGCATCAGCAAGGTGTTCCCTGATGATCATCATCGCCGTCATCTGGTCGCACTCGACTGCGTAACGCCAGTCGTACTGCTCGTGTATGTCACCCGCTGGCAGGTAGTTGTCCATCCCAGCAACAGCAGCAACCGGGAAGCGCCAGCGCCAAGGCAGGCGGTCATAGCGATACACAAGCAAGGGCAGCTTGCCTCTCTCTGTCGCCAGCGCAGCAGCACAAACCTGATCCCACCAATTTGGGTCGATGCCATAGCCTGCGCGTTTGCGTTTCACTTCAATTACAAAAGGAAAGTCTGGGTCGTTGCAAATGATGTCGCCCAAATCAGACTGGCGATACTGGTTAATGTCGCGTTGAAACGTCAAGCCATTGGCGCTGCTGCCAAGCTCGTCAGTCAACACTGCGATGATCTCGCGTTCCCCGCCCATTCCCTTATTGCGGCTGTTAACCATTGCGGTTGACCAGTGAGCGCATTGTCTCAGCCGCCTTGTCGGTGCTTTGTTCCATCAGCATCCGGGTCAAGCCCTTATCTAACACCTCATCGGCCAAGGCAGACATCGAGCGATGCGCTGATGCGTCCAGAACAGTCTTTAATTTGTCAACTGTGTCGCTGCGCAGCCTTAACATTTGGTTCTTTATCCCGGCCATCTGTTTGATTTCCTTACATTTGTAAAATAATTTGCCTATACCCCTTGTAACATAACTATAGAATTGTTAAATAGTTATTAGTCACTAGTAAACAAAGGGAGAATAAAATGGCTAAACTTACTAAAAAGCAAATCGAAGCGTTTGTTGATTACGCCTACCAACAGCATATGGCTGAGAGTTTCGATAAACACGCCTCTTGTGCTATTCGCGACAAAGACGATCTCGGTGAATACCTTAAATGTGTTGACATTCGGAACGAGTGTGCGGCTGCGGCTGTTCTTATTGCCCGCCACGAGATCGGCATGACTGATGACCAAATCAAAAAGTGCAGCTTGTCTTTAATTAGATGGGCTGAAGCAGCCGCAGAACAGGCGGCAGCATAATGACCCAGTACATCGCTTATTACCGTGTATCAACTCAGCGTCAGGGCCAGTCCGGCCTTGGCCTTGAGGCACAACGCGCAGCCGTTGCCGGTTATGACATCGCCGCTGAGTTCACCGAGGTCGAGAGCGGCAAGAAAAGCCAACGCCCGGAACTAGCCGCTGCACTGGCCGAGGCCAAGCGCACTGGCGCAACGCTGCTGATCGCCAAGCTCGACCGCCTAGCGCGTAACGTGCATTTTATCACCGGCTTGCTTGAGGCTGGTGTTCCTATTCTTTGCGCTGATATGCCGGAAGCAGACCGCACCTTCTTGCAGATGGCCGCTGTGTTCGCCGAGTGGGAAGGCCGAGTAATAAGCAAGCGCACCAAGGATGGGTTAGCTGCTGCCAAGGCTCGTGGTGTCAAGCTCGGCTCGCCTGACCCTGCCGCTGCTGGCCGGGCGTCAGCGGCCAAGCGCGTTGCGCGCACTAATGTTGTTGCCAAGCAGGCAATGCCTATCGTCTCGGTGCTGCGTGAGGCTGGTGCCTCACTACGCACCATCGCCGCCAAGCTCAATGAAGCTGGCATCCCCACCGCACTCGGTGGCAACTGGCACGCATCCAGCGTGCGCAATCTAATGGGAGCAAACTAATGATTAAAGACACTATCGGGATGCTGTTTGTAACAGCATTTGTAATCACGTTTTTTACTAACGCCATCACCACCGAATACAACGTGTGGGCTTTGATGGTAAAATTTGGGAGCTAAAAATGGTTGGAAAATTAACACCGGATAATCAGTTGAGCGTCAGCCGGATGGCTACATTGCTTAACGCATCACCGTGGCAGACCCGGAACGAACTGCTTGAGGAAATGATCAGCATTGACGAGGGCAACCCGCCAACGCGGATACCTCAAAATGAGCCAATGGAACTGGGCGATTATTTTGAGCCATTCATTTTGCAAAAGGCTGCCGAGCGTCTGGACTTAACCAATGTTGAGACTGACATCACCGTTCCATATCAGCACGACCACCTGCCACTAGCTGCCAGCCTCGATGGCACTGGCGTTGGTCACGGCTCTGTCAGGGCTAACTGGGATAAGGGTATCTATGTGCCGCAGGGTGGCTGGATAGACACCACTGGCGTTGGGCTGATTGAAGCCAAGCTAACATCAGCCCGGCCAGAAGAAATCCCAGCACCGCATCGCGGCCCGCTGCAATTGCAGGGGCAGATGATGTGTACCGGGTATAAATGGGGCTGCGTTGCTGTGCTGTACCAAAGCACAACGCTGCGCCTGTTTGTCTATCAGGCTGATGAGGTAATACAAAACCGCATCCGCGAGGCGGTTATTGATTTTGAAAATCGCCGAAAAAATATTGACAAATATCCTGTCGTGTCACCGGCAGATGGGGTGGCGGCGTATGGCCGGGTCGATGCAGACGCACCGGCGCTAGAGCTTGAGGGTGATGACGCAATGTGGGTTGATCACCTGATGGCAGCCAAGGCTAACAAGTCAATGGCCGAGCGAGAGATCGACATTGCCACCGCTGCCCTGATGGATACGATGGGCAGTCACGACACGGCCTTCGCGTCAGTCGGCAACCGCCGGGTGCAGGTCAAGTGGCCGACACGCAAGATGCGCGCCCAGCCAGAAAAGGTCGTACCGGCCAAGCCTGAGACAGTCATGCGGCAAAAAACATTGACGCTGAAGGAGATTGACTGATGCCGCCAAAGCGCCAAGAAAGCTCGTGGAAGCCGGTTGTCAACGCGGTGTCTGCTTACCACCGCCACAATGGCTACGGCCCCACAGTGGACGAAATAGCCTACGCAATAGGCCGGTCAAGAACCGCCGTCAGGTTTCAACTAGACAAGCTGATCGAGGATGGCACACTAACGCACACACCCGGCAAGATCAGAACGATTAGGGTGGTTGAGTAAAGGGGCGAAAGCCCCTTTATTTTTAGTGCGCTGCTGGATGCTTTCAATTGTGCCAGCACCAAAATAAAAACCAAGGATCACAAGCATCGCATAGTTGATCGTGAACTGCTCCATAACCTTTGTCACTGCGTCTGGGTCACCCCGGCCAGTTATGGTCATGACAAGCACCAGCACATAGCTGCCCAAAAACGTAGCCCCAAACATCAACGCTAAAAACCGTTGTGCTATTTTGAATGGGGCATAAGCAGTCATGAGGTCTACGCGGGCTTTGCTGCGGGCTGCAATGGCCTCTTCGTCACTTGTGTGCATATCATCAATCAGCTTCATGCCCTGACTGATAACGTCACCTGACCCTAGTATCTTTCCTAAAACTGCCAACATTATTTCACCTTTAACATCAGTTTAAGTTTTTCTATTTCAATCTCTAAATCATGCACCCGCTTGACCGTATCCTGCACAGACTTTGGTGGCTCAAACTTGTCGATCCAATCATCGTTTTCTTCAACTTCCTGCATCGTTAGTTCAAGGTTATGCTCAAGAAAACTGATGCGCTCGGTTAAACCAAAATAAACCCAGACGCTGACAGCGGTAAACGCAATCATGCTGATCAGGTTTCTCAGCGGGATAGTAACCTCGCTGGCCTCGTTCAATCTTGTCGCTGCGGTTTTAGTCATCAGCCAGCGCCCTCATACGTTTGACCAGCCTCTCTGAGCGATTTGGGAGTTGACGCGCCCACTTACTGTCGAGCATCTCTAATGCGCTTCCAGCCCAATCACGCGCATCGACACAACGCTTCATACCTTTAAACTTTTTCATAGTCGGCAGCCCCATATTAAACATCATATTGGCAATGATGCGCTGCGCCTCTTCGGGCAGGTCAACAAAATCCTCATAGAGCCGGTGACAATCCTCGCGCACAATAGCTATATCCAAATCAAATAGCTGCTTCATGCGGCGCTCAGTAATCGTAAAGCCCTCTGGCTTGCCGTGTTCTGCATCACCCTCAATAACACGATGGCCGCACCCAACCGTCAAATAATTTTCTGTACAACGGTACACGTCTAACCGCATACCCTCATCAGCAATTAACTCTTCGCGTAGCTTTTCGATATCCATTACAGCCTCATTTCTTTAGCCAGCGCGACAGCTTTGAGCCAGCTTTCTTCTTCAGCATCGCGAGTAAACGCATCGACCTGCAACCGCTTACTGTACTGCTGTATCTGACTGACGTGGAAGAATAAGCAGCTTCTATGTTCCTTGCCACACAGCACCAGTATGTCATAATCTGCCCACTCCTTTGTGTTACGCGGTAAATGTTTCTGCGAACAGCCAGACCCAAGCTGAAAATGATAAGCCGGATTTCGCTTACCTTTAGCAAGTATAAGGCTCGCAGTCTTAACTTGTATCCTAAGAACTGTGTTATCAGTCTTTGAAATAGCCACGCCATCTATTTTATCCTGTGCTGCTTGTGCATACGCCCATCCAGTCATGCCCAATATTACCCCGGCAGCAAAATGCTCACCGGCTAGTCCAATCGTTGTACTCATGTGAGGCCGATAGCCCCGGCTGTTGATACCATAACTGCTATGAACAAGCCTACCACAACAACTACTAGCGCAAAAACAGCCAAACCTATTTTCATGTTTTCGACCATCTCATTATGCGCTATAGCTGCCCGCTTGGCAGCAGCTAGTCTAGCCTCTCGCTGTTCGCGCAACACCTTGTTATGATGGTTGATGATTTCCTGCCACGTTGATGGCTGGTCGGCTGGTTTAGGCCAGCGCATATTAATCATTGTGGCGATCTGCTGCATCTCTTCGTTGAGGCGCTTCGCCTCAAGCACCGCATCAATGCTGCCCTTAAAACTAACATCACTAACCCCGGCCTGCTTGTTGCGTTCCTCGTTTAGTTTTTTCTGTGCCGAAAACAACGTGCCGATTTGCTCCGACAAATCAGCCACTGATTGCGCATCATTCACTCGTGCCTTGATAAATGCTATCGCATTTGACGCAGCAGATACCGCCATCAGGGCTGTGCTTATAGGCTCCATTTTAGGACAACATTCCCTTCTTCAATGGTTGGCACCGCCATTTTTTAGGCATCAGGCCGTGTGTCATTTCGCCAACGTCACGACCCATTTCCATAGC